TTCGTTGTCATTGCGCTGGAAACAGACAAGCCTCCCATTGCATGACGGGCGCAGTTCTGGCAGGTTGCGCCACGATTGAACATTGATCTGCCCCACCTTTGGTCCCCCAGGCCCACACAGGTCCCGATCTGGAACCATTTCTTCCCTGACCCCCGCAAGAAGCGGGCGGTTGTGGTGGCCCATCGCCGTTTCGGCAAGGACCTGCTTGCCCTGAATCTGCTCACCACCATCAGCCAGCAGATCCGCGCCACCTACTGGCACCTGTTCCCCTACTTCACACAGGGGCGTGCGGCCATGTGGAACGGCATCGACGTGAACAACGGTCGGGCCTTCATGGATTACATCCCGAATGCCCTCGTCGAAACCAAGTCCGTCAACGAGATGCGGATCCAGTTCAAGAACGGGTCCATCTATCAGGTCGTCGGCTCCGACAACATTGACCGCCTGGTGGGCACAAACCCGTTTGGTGTGGTGATTTCGGAATGGAGCCTGTGTGACCCCAAGGTGTTCGACTACCTGCGCCCCATCCTCCGGGAGAACAGCGGCTTTGCCCTGTTCATCTACACCATCCGTGGACGCAACCATGGGTTCAGGCTGGCCCGCAAGGCTGAGCAAATTGTGGCCGAGGAAAAGGCCAAGGGGGAAAACCGCTGGTTCTACGCCAACCTGACCGTCAAGGATTCCATCCGGGACGACGGCACCCGGTGCATTACGGACGAGGACATTGACCAGGAACGCCGGGAAGGCATGAGTGAGGCGATGATTCAGCAGGAGTACTACAACTCCCCGGACTCACCCCTTGAGGGTGCCTACTACGGCTCACAGATGGAGCAGGCCCAAAAGGATGGGCGCATCTGTGACATCAAGTATGACCCGAAGCTCCCCGTGGAAACGGCGTGGGACATTGGTGTGCGTGACTCAACGGCCATCATCTTCTTCCAGCGGTTCCTGAACGAGATCCGAATCATCGACTACTACGAAAACAGCGGTGAGGGACTGAAGCACTACGTAAAACACCTTCAGTCCAAGGATTACCTGTATCGAAAGCATTTCGGACCCCATGACATTGCCGTGCGCGAATGGTCATCCGGAAACTCCCGCCTTGAGGCTGCCCGCCACATGGGGCTTCGGTTCACTGTCACCCAACGCCATGAGATTGCCGATGGAATCGAGCAGGTTCGCTCCGTGCTTCCGCGCTGCATCTTCAACGGCGTGGCCTGTGAGCGACTGATTGACGCCCTGCGGGCCTACCGCAAGGAACGGGCTGCGGACAAGTTGGCTTACACCGCCGAGGACGGGACGGCGCAACCCATCTACCGGGATGAACCGCTTCATGATTGGTCAAGCCATGCGGCGTCCGCCATGGACACGCTTTGCTGGAACAGCAAGACCAAGGGGGCGATGGACCGGGAGGACCGGCCATTGCAGGACAGGGCTGTTGACGATTACCAATACGTCTGACCTATGCCCCGCCGCAAAGAAGCACCCAAGCAGGCCACGGAATACACCGTTCGGGAATTGCTCCTGAAGCACGACATCGACCCGCTTGAGGAGATGATGAAAATGTACCAGCACGAACTTCCGTGGCCGGTGGATGGCGACGGCAACCTGTTGGTGGATGAACTGAAGGCCCTGCTTCCGTACTGGGAACCAGCCATCAATGAGAAGGGCAGGAAGATCCTGCGCCTAAAGACGGACAAGCGCATTGAGCTTCTGAAGGAACTGGCTCAATACGCCCACCCGAAGCTGCGCGGGGCTGAGGTCCGTGGCAACGTGGACTACAACATCAACGTGACAATCAAGAGCTTTGAGCCTGCTAGGGTTATAACGTCCGAGCCCGTCCGTCAGGCCATAGCTGACGCCGTCGTGATTGAGGCGAAGGAGGAAGATGCGTAGCCCATTCGAGGAGGCCCAGGCGGTTTATGACAGTGAACCGTGCCGCAGGGGGTTCTTTGAGGACTTGCTTAGTCACTTGGCCTATGGTTTTGTCTTTTCCAGCCCCAAGGCGTTCCTGATGGGACGCCCGGTGAGGCACGATGCGAGCCCCGAAGAAATCCTCAACCCTGACGTTGGGTTCAGTAACCCAACCGCATGGCTTGTCTATTGCGCGGCCGGGAAATCGGCGCTTGATGTTCTTGTCGAATTTGAACCGTACCCGCTTCCATTCATCGGATGGGAGAGAAACAACGTGCTCCGTTTCCACCGGAGCGAAAGGCTGAGGCATGTATTGCGAATTTCCAGGAGTTACCGTTTTCTTCAAGGGCGGAAGCGCCCCCAAGCCGCCACCGCCGCCGAAACCTCCAACCCCATCCACGGCAGCCGAGAACGTGTCCCGCCTACAGCTTCTTGAGCGCCAACGCCAGGCCCGTGGGTTCACGTCCACCTACCTGACCCAGGGCAATCCGCCAGACCGGCCGATGTCCATGGTTGAAAAGCTGCTCCAGTGACCTATGGACGACAAGGCCAAGGACATTCTGCAAAGGTTCGAGCGGTTGAAGTCCAACCGTTCGACCTTTGAATCCATCTGGCAGGACATCCGGGATCTTGTCCGGCCCCATGCCTCTGACTTCAACCGCAAGTCCACGCCGGGAGAAGTCCGGTCCATGGACATCTACGACGGCACCGCCTGTCAGGCCGCCGACGAGCTTGGAGGTGCCATCACCGCCCACACCACCAGCGCCACGGACAGGTGGTTCAGCTTTGAGATTGAGAACAGCCCTGAGCTGAACCGTGAACCCGAGGTCATTGAGTGGCTTGAGAGCGTGGCTGATGTAATCTACGGCCAATACAACTCGCCCAGGTCAAAGTTCAACCCGTCCATCTACGAAGCCAACGGGGACCTTTCCAGCTTCGGCACGTCCATCATCAATCAGGAGTTCGTGAAGGACGGGATGCACCTGCTTTTCAGGTGCCACCCACTGGCCGACTGCTACATCGAGGAAAATGACCATGGGTTGGTGGATACAGTGGTGCGCTCCATTGAATGGGATTCCCGGCAGTTGATGCAGCGGTTTGGTGACGCCTGCCCTGAGTGCGTCAAGGATGACAAGAAGAACGACAAGAAGTGGACCGTGGTTCATTCCGTCCATCCACGCACCGACCGGGACCTGACCAAGTACGATTCCGGCAACAAGCGGTTCGCCTCATGCTGGGTGCTCAAGGAAAAGCAGCACATGCTTAAGGAAGGCGGTTATGACTCGCTGCCTTACCATGTCGCCCGGTGGTCCACGCTGGCTGGTGAAGTCTATGGGCGTGGGCCTGCCATCAAGTGCCTCCCCGACATCAGGATGTTGAACCGGATGGAATACACACTGATCAAGGCCGGGCAACGGGCGGTCATGCCCCCGCTTGTGGTGCCAAATGACGGGTTCAACCTTCCCATCAAGACCGGGCCGGACTCCATCATCTTTAAGGAGCCCGGAGCGGAGGAAATCCAATCCCTCGACTTCCGTGGCAACATCCCGATTGGGATGGAGCAGACCAACCAGAAGCGCGAGTTCATCAACCGCTGCTTCTACGCTGAGTGGGTCAAGTTCAACCAGAAAACCGAACGCCAGACGGCATACGAGATTTCGGAGCTTGTCGATCAGCAGCTTCGCATGATGGGTGCGGTGGTTGGTCGCCTTCAGGATGAAGTGCTTGGCCCCATGCTGGAACGGTCCTTCGACCTGCTCCTTGAGAACCGGATGCTCCCGCCGTGGCCTGAATCCATCAAGGGCCGAAAGGTTCGCATCACCTACATCTCTACGGCTGCCCGGGCACAGCAGGGCACCAAGGCTGCCGCCATGGGGCGCTACCTTCAGGAGTTGATCCCGATGGCGCAGGTGAAGCCTGATGTCATGGATGCCATCGACTCGGATGCCTACGCGCAGGAACTTGCCCGGCTGCGGGGTGTGAGCCTTCGCATTGTCCGTGGGCCGAATGAGATCGCACAGATCCGTCAAGCACGCGCCGAGCAGGAACAGATGCAGGCCATGGCTGAGAACCTTGAGCCTGCGGCCAAGGCTGTTGAATCACTGGCCAAGGCCAACAGTATCGCCCCGACCACTGTATGAGCGAACAGGAGCGCGTGGGTAAGGCTAACGCCAAGCTGCGTTCGGCCTACCGCAAGGTGTTTTCGGATAGCCCAGAAACCCGGCTTGTGCTAACGCACCTACTCAAGCAGGGGCAGAACTTCGGGACGCCGTTCGTGGCCGGGGACCCGCACTCGACGGCCTTCAACGCCGGGAGGCAGCATTTGGTTTCGTCCATCTTTGCCTTCCTAAACCGGGACCCGCTTGAGATGCTTCGGCAGTATCACGACCCGGGCGACATGCCGCCCCTGCCGCCGCCACCATGAAATTCGACATCGGAACAGTGGTCCAGACAACCGCAGGGCGATGCATTGTGGCCCGGGTGAAATGCGCGTGGTTGGACTACAACACAACCGAGTGGCAATACAGCCTCGACGTTCAGACCGGAATGCAATCCACATTTCCGGAAGTACGCCTGAAACTTTATGAGCGATCAAGTGACACCCCCAAGCACACCGCCCCCGTCAACCCCGCCATCAACCCCGCCACCGTCAACGTGGCTGAACGA